GAACTATCTCTGTCGTAGGTCTTAAATTTCTAGGTGACCAGTGGACTACTGTTCACGGTGACTTCTCTAGAATAGACTACCCTGAGTTTAACTTAGGTTCACGACAGCAGATAGGTAGACACTTACAACACTTTGGATGGAAGCCTTGCCAGCACACAGACAACGGACAGCCTATAGTCAATGAGAAGGTTCTCACAGGCATACAGGGCATACCTGAGGCTACATACATTTCTGAATACCTGATGGTGCAGAAGCGTATAGCACAGGTGGAGTCATGGATAGAGGCTGCTGATGATGACACAGATCGTGTGCATGGGCAGGTAAATACTAATGGAGCAGTAACAGGCAGGATGACGCACTCTAAGCCTAATGTAGCACAAGTACCAGCGTCTAGAGCACCCTATGGTGTCGAATGTAGAAGCTGCTGGACTGTGCCTACAGGACACAAGCTAGTGGGGTTTGATGCTAGTGGGCTAGAGTTGCGTATGCTTGCACACTACATGAATGATGAGGAATACACCAATGAAGTCATTAATGGAGACATACACACCGCTAATCAAAAGCTTGCAGGACTTGAATCAAGAGATCAGGCTAAGACTTTCATCTATGCCCTCTTGTACGGAGCGGGAGATGCAAAGCTTGGGTCTGTGGCTGGAGGATCTAGAAAAACTGGAGAAGGACTTAAAAAACGTTTCATGTCTAATCTCCCAGCATTCGCAGATCTTAAAGCTAGAGTGGCAAGGGAAGCTTCTCAAGGATGGATTAGAGGCCTTGACGGGCGTAGACTGACTATACGCTCTGAACACGCAGCACTTAACACGCTACTACAGAGTGCCGGTGCAATTGTTATGAAACAGGCCTTGATTACTCTGGATAACTATGGTATACTATGGGGACTAGACTACAAGATTGTAGGTAACATTCATGATGAAGTCCAAAGCGAAGTCAAGGCTCAACACGCAGAGAAGTTTGGAAGACTAGCAGTCTCTTGTCTAGAGGCAGCAGGGCTACATTTTAACCTAAACTGCAAACTTGCAGGGGAGTACAAAATTGGAACAACTTGGTCAGAAACCCACTAATAAGAACACTTACTTTAGAGACGGGCAGTGGTGGTACGCTGGTAACCAAAATGGCACTCGGCAGACACTAAAGTCTTACATGAAAAAGAATAAGAATAGAATGTATGTTGACGGTAAATACATTCCTAAGTCACATCCTCTTTTCAAGGCGGGACGCTACAAAGGTTTTACTGAAGGAGCATTTAGTTCTTTAAAGAATTATGATGAAGCTAAGGAAGGACAAGTGTACATCATAGTTAACCCAGCGTTTCCTAGTTGGTGTAAAATAGGGATGGCAGTAGACGCAGAGGACAGGTTACAGCAGTATCAGACCAGTTCTCCATACAGGGACTATAAACTGGTAGCAACGTATGACACCAGTAACAGACGCAAGGCTGAGAAGTTTGCACATGCTCTACTAGCGAAGTTACATGAGCGTAGAGGCGAGTGGTTCTGTATTCAGCACCCTGTCGCTGCATCTATACTAGAGTTACCCATGAGAGACTTTCAATGAAGACAGTTAACACAGTAGTAGAGGACATATATTCTCTCATGACAACAAAGCAGCCTGACGGCTCTGTGGACGTTGAACAAGAGATTGATAAGTTCGGTGAAGCTGTAAAGGATCTTATGCGTAAGGAATTCTCTCCTAGAGATTCTTTTGATAACAGGAAGCTACGTTTGTCTAACATAGGTAAAGACGATAGATACCTATGGAATAACTATAATGACCAAGGCCCAGTAGAGGAGATACAAGGGCCAACGTATGTTAAGTTTATGTACGGGCATTTGATTGAGGAAATGCTACTGTTCTTAACACGCATGTCAGGACACTCTGTGACTGATGAGCAGAAGGTATGTAAGGTAGAGGGCATCATAGGTCACATGGACTGCAAGATTGACGGTATTGTAACTGACATCAAGTCCACCAGTACCTATGCGTTCAAGAAGTTCAAGGACGCTACCTTAGCCTACGATGATCCCTTTGGGTATGTGGATCAGATCAAGGCCTATGCGTACTCTGAAGGTGAGACTAAGGTAGGCTGGCTGGCTATGGACAAGCAGAACGGCTACCTAGCGTGGTTACAGTATGACCTAGAGGATACACAGGCACCAGTATATAAAGCTATCAGTGGTGACATAGCTGAAAGGATACGACATGTAAAAAAGATCGTGGAGTTGGGGGAGGCTCCAGATTTCTGCAACGAAAGGGTGGCGGATGGCAAAAGTGGAAATATGAAATTAAACATAGGCTGTTCCTACTGTCAGTTCAAGCGTTCATGTTTTCCAGAACTGCGTACTTTCAAGTACTACGGCGGCCCAAGATACTTAACGGAGGTGGTAAATGAGCCTAAAGTCCAAGAGATTTTCTAAGAACATCTATAGGTCTGGACTAGAAAAGAAGTTTGCTGAGTTAATGCCCAAGGGTAGATTCTTATATGAGCCTTATGATATACCATATGTGACCCATAGGAAGTACAAGCCAGACTTTGTAGACAAGAAGACCGGAGATGTGATAGAAACCAAAGGCTTCTTTAGATCAGGGGACACACAGAAGTACACAGCTATTCGTGACATGATAACACCTACAAAGCTAGTGTTCGTGTTGTCTGACCCTAATAAGAAGGTTAGGAAAGGCTCTAAGATCACAATGGGTCAGTGGTGCAGCAAGGAAGGGTTTGACTTTTACACACTAGATGAGTATGCAGATCATGTCATTAACGATGGATGAAATTAAGGAACGGGTGTTGACTAGATATGATATTGATGATATAATTAGTCTTCTGGATGTAACCGCTGAAGAGATAGTAGATCGGTTTGAGGACAAGTTTATTAACAGACTCTCTCTCTTTGAAGAAGAGCTAGGGGGTCAAGAAATAGAAGATTGGAGTGACGATGAAGACGATTGATGACGCAACACCTGAAGAGTGGAATGAACTACGGAAAACAGGATGGACAAGTAAGCAAGGTGTTAAAGAGCCACTGGATGACGCTGATAATGAGCACCCTAGGTTTGCGGAAGCAGCTATGGTAAGCCAGTATGATGCTATCAGTAACCCAGCGCACTACAATACAGGCTCTCTGGAGTGCATAGAGGCTATAGAGGCCATGCTAACCCCCGATGAGTACATAGGATACCTTAGAGGCAATGCCCTGAAGTACATGTGGAGATTTAGATATAAAGATAAACCTATAGAAGACCTACGAAAAGCAAGATGGTACGAAGAAAGATTGATTAAATATATGTTGGAGAATGCTAGTGTTAAGTAAGGTAGGAAAGCAGGACTACTTAGGTATAGAGATTGACTACAGTAGAGAAGAAACTCTAGACAAGTTCTCAGTAGAAACGCTAAAAGACAGATACCTATGGGGAGATGAGACTCATGCACAAGAAGCCTTCGCAAGAGCATCAGTCTTTGGCGCAACGTATAAAGGCTATACTGACTTTGATCTTGCACAGCGACTTTACCACTACTCTAGCAAGGGCTGGTTTGGTTTTAGCACTCCTATACTTAGTAACGGGGGAACAACTCGCGGTCTACCTATTAGCTGCTTTCTCAATTATGTTCCTGATTCGCGCAGCGGTCTATCTGCTCATTACGATGAGAACATATGGCTGGCGAGTGGAGGTGGAGGCTTGGGTGGATATTGGGGTGATGTTAGAAGTAACGGGGTTTCTACTGCTAACGGTAGTCAGTCTACTGGTAGCATCCCTTTCATGCATGTAGTAGACAGTCAGATGTTAGCGTTTAATCAAGGCGTTACAAGAAGAGGTAGTTATGCGGCGTATATGGACATCAGCCACCCAGAGATTGAAGAATTCATTGCTATGCGAAAGACAACTGGTGGAGATCTTAATCGTAAATGTCTTAATCTACACAACGGTGTTAACATTTCTGATGCCTTCCTCAAGCGTGTAAAGAATGATGAAAGCTGGAGACTCATAGACCCTAAGTCTAAGCAGGCTATCAAGACTGTATCAGCTAGGGATCTATGGTGGCAGCTACTGCACACTAGAGCAGAGACAGGTGAACCATACATGGTAAACATGGACAGGTGTAATGAGGCTCTACCACAGACACAGAAGGATCTAGGGTTAAAGATACGCCAGAGTAACTTATGTTCAGAGATTACACTACCTACAGGTGAAGACCGTACAGCAGTATGTTGTTTGTCAAGCGTAAACCTAGAGTACTTTGATGAGTGGAAGGATCATCCTATGTTCATTGCTGACCTAGTTACCATGCTGGATAATATACTACAGCACTTTATAGACAATGCTATTTTAAGCGAAGGTATGAATGTATCAGCGGATAGCTTAGAGGAGTTTGTTTCTTATGTTAAACAAAGTAAAGCAGGGTTTGCAAAAGCCGCTTATAGTGCATATAGAGAACGCGCAATTGGCCTTGGAGCAATGGGGTTTCATAGTTACTTACAACGTAATAGCATTCCTTTTGAAAGTATGTACGCCTCCTCCTTCAATAACAGATCTTTTAAACATATCAAAGAACAGGCCAGTGAAGCAAGTAAATTTCTTGGTGAGATACGCGGGGTTGCACCTGATATGGTTGGTAGTGGTATGCGTAATTCTCACCTTCTTGCTATTGCTCCTAACGCTTCTTCTTCAATTATATGCGGTGGAACGTCTCCTTCAATTGAGCCTACAAGGGCTAACGTATTTACGCACAAAACTTTAACAGGATCATACAAAGTACAAAACAAGTACTTAACTGAACTACTAGAAGCTAAAGGGATAAACAATGAGAAGACTTGGAAAACTATTGCGGCGGCTGAAGGCTCTGTGGCGGAACTTGATGGACTTACTGAAGATGAGAAAGATGTATTCAAGACAGCACCTGAACTTAATCAGATATGGATTATTGAACATGCGTACCAGCGCCAGAAGTATGTATGTCAAGCACAGTCTGTAAACCTGTTCTTTAACCCACCACCCGCTACAGCAGATCAGGAGATACATGATGAGTATTTGGAGTATGTTAATAGCGTACATTGGGCAGGAGCTAATAAACTCAAATCCATGTATTACCTGCGCTCTACAGCGGCTAGAAATACAGAGAATGTCAACATTAAGATACCAAGAATCAATCTTGAAGAAGGGGAGTGTTTAAGCTGTGAAGGATGACCACCCAGTATACAGGGCTAAGTTTTACATAGATGATCTAAAGAAACACGTTACATGGCCTGCTTACCTAAAGTACTATAGGGAGCAGGACAGCGACATAGCTACTTATGCAGGCTTCTGTGCTCAGATGTGGGCAAACTACATGAA